CGGTAAAATATTATCTAGCAACTAAACTTACCTAAAAAGGCAAGCCAATAAATACTAGACGCTAAAACTTGAATCATAAAGACGATTGAAAATATAAAGAATATATATAAAAACATTATTCGTTAAAATTCATCACAGATTCAATAAAAGGATCACCAAAAGCATGGTCTTCTGGTAATCGTCGTAAAGCTAACACCATCTTTTCAGCGTTAGCACGTGTTGATGAAATTGGAATAGAAACATCTAAATATTTAGATGCGGTCTCTTCTGAACAATCTAACCAAAGGGCAACAACTTTAACGGGTGGATAAGGGTGACTATTAAGTGTTGAAACAATAATATCACTGTAATCATCAAGCCCGGTTTTAAAGGTAAAATCTTTAATATGAACCATTTTAATTTGATGTTCGTCTTGGTTATGCCAAAGCAAACGCCAACATTGCTCTAAATATAAGCGAGAACAAAGATCCCAATAACCTAATATATATAAGGAAATGAGGATTTCGCCAAGATATTTACGATTTGCAACAGAAATAAATTCATAATCGATTATTCTTTCAGGATAAAACCAACCTTTTAAAATTCTGTGTGTTCTTTCCATGCAACAACAGTCGGATAATTATCTTTACCTAAATTATAAAGATGCCATGACATAGTAAATATTGCATTTATATCAAATTTTGAACCACGAGGGGGAAAATATAAACTTTCTTCAGGTTTAATTTCCATACCTAATGTCATAATAAATTTAGCAGTATAAGGATCGGTTCCAGATAAAAATTCCCATTGGTGTGGATATGCCATAATAGAATTATCTCCGTGAATATAACCACGAAGAGTTCTTACAACATCGTGAATAGGAACGACACCAAAAGCAGATTCAGGTCTTGTACCATAATGCCAAATTTTAGCTAGTTCACAAATCGCTTTTGCAAAAGTACCTAGTAAATCTGTCATCATAACACCATCTTTAATACCTGCTTCCGTTGAACAAACATCAACAGAACCATCAGGCATAGGGACACCAACCTTAGCATTAACAATTGACATTAAAACATGATTTATAACATCAACAGTACTATCTTCACTCAACCCAGGAATAAAAAACATGGCGGCCTAAAAATAATGAAATTTGGAGCATAACTTCTTTTTGAATTCGCGCACCATGATCAACCATATCTTCGTTACAACCACCGTAATTCTCTAAGAAAGCAAAACGAGCATATAAAGGTCTAAGCCCACGCTTAAATAAACAAAATTTAGATGTAAACGCGTCATTTGAATTATCTAAGTATTCATGGATTGGATCGAAAAGTGCCCACATAATAATTTGAAACCACTCTTCTGGAATAACAGCGGCACGACACCGAGTTTCATCCTGTGGTTTTCTACTTGCTTGCTTTTTAACAACAGGCAAAAGAAGCCAAATATGTGTATCTAGAGCACTATCATCTAAAGATGCAATAGTTTGAAAATTTGAATTGCAAGAAGTAACGCAGAATTCCAACAATCTTCCTTTGTTGCAAAAGCAATACCTGAATTAGCCCTTGTAAACCAACCAGGATGATGCTTTTGTGAATCACGTTTAAAGACTTGATTGATCGTTAAATTTAAATCGATTACTCGCATTTTAAATTTGCGATTACCTTCAAGTTTAAACATCCAAT